TGCAGAACCATCTGCAATGGGTGAGGCGTTTACCAAAAGAGAATGCCGTCTACAGGATACAGAGAATCGTCAAAACTCTATTGAGATTGAGAACGATCCATCTCTAGTTGAAAATCAAACACACCAAGATTTGATTGCCGAGTGGAATCGTAGACAACAAGGTGTTATCGAAACATCTCGTAAAGCATACCAATGGGCGATTGATAATGGTATTGCAAAAGAACAGGCTCGTGCAGTCCTACCAGAAGGTTTGACAAAGACACGACTGTATATGAACGGAACACTACGTTCATGGATTCACTATATTGAGTTACGTTCTGCAAACGGAACGCAAAAGGAGCATATGGAAGTTGCACAGAAATGTGCGATTGAGATTGCGAAAATCTTCCCACTAATGGAGAAATTGTAATGCATAAATTTAGTTATGAAAATACTTATCCAGAACAACTGCCAGTTAAGGTAGAGTTCACTGTTCCTAGTGATGCAGACTTGAATGATATGTTAGAACAATTTGAGTCATATCTCAAGGCAGTTGGATTTAATTTTGATGGTAATCTGGCCATCGTGCCTGAACATAGTTTTGATGAAACTGTTCGCAATAGTATTGATGATGCAACACCAGAAGAATGGAATCAGGCATATAAAAACGTGAAAGTTACATATAAGTGATGAGTGCTGTTTTTGTACTTGGTAATGGTGAATCACGAAAGAGTGTAGACTTAGACGTTCTCAAAACAAAGGGAACAGTTTATGGTTGTAATGCGCTCTATCGTGATTTCACACCAGATGCACTAATTTGTGTTGATGGTGGAATGATGCATGAGGTTTATGAATCTGGATATGCATTAAAAAACAAATGTTATTTTCGTTCATGGAGTAAACTGCCTGGCGATATGTATGAGATGATAGTACAAGGAACAATGTGGGATGAAGAGGGTTTTACCATCACTAATGATAAAAGAGGCAGAAAAGAATTCGTTCTAAATGGTACTGATCCAAATCAGATGAAACAACTTTTTGAATATCATGTAAAACTTGGTTCTGACAAAGATACTATTGATGAATTGTTGTCAAAACATCATAGATGGATTACATGGGTTGAAGAAAATGATGAGGTTCATATCATATCAGAGGAATACGGTGGTTGGAGTGCAGGCCCAATCGCAGTAAGACTTGCTATTGAAAATCACGACCCCTTAGATGTATTTCTGATTGGTTTTGATTTAGGTAGTAAGACAGGTACTATCAATAATTTATATAAAGGAACAGATAATTATCTATCAGATAGTGCAGCTGTAACCCCATCTGTAAATTGGATAGAACAACATAAACAGAACTTTCTGGCATATCCAGAAGTAAGGTTCTGGAAAGTGAACCCTGCTCCACTTGGAACTGATAACACTTGTCAGTTCGTTGAAGAGTGGAAAGACTGCGATAATCTACAGTACATCGAACTAGAAAATTTAGATTTATCTCTTGACTTTGGTTGGATGATGTAGTATTATATATACTATTATATAATGAATAATGTGAAATACTTAAACATACGGAACATATACACATAAGGAGAAACATATGTCTATTTCAGCACTAAGAAACCAGAACTCTCTGGATAAACTACTTCAACAAGTCCAAAAGGACGATTCCCCTACAACCGAAAAGAAGTCATACGTTGACGAACGGCTCTGGAAACCCAATGTTGACAAGGCAGGCAACGGTTACGCAGTAATCCGATTCCTACCAGCACCAAAGGGTGAGGAGATGCCTTGGGTACGAGTTTGGAATCATGCATTCCAAGGCCCAACTGGACAGTGGTATATTGAGAACTCTCTTACCACACTTAATCAGAAAGACCCAGTGAGTGAGTACAATACTCAACTGTGGAACTCTGGTGTGGAGAGTGATAAAGAAATCGCTCGTAAACAAAAGCGTAAACTCTCATACTATGCAAACATCTATGTTGTTGAGGATCGAATGAATCCAGAAAACAACGGTAAGGTGATGTTGTACAAGTTTGGTAAGAAAATCTTTGACAAACTCATGGAAGCAATGCAACCAGAGTTTCCAGATGAAAAACCAATCAACCCATTTGATTTGTGGGAAGGTGCAAACTTCATGTTGAAGATTCGTAAAGTAGATGGTTACTGGAACTATGATAAGTCTGGCTTTGAGAGCACTTCTCAACTGAAATCAACAGATGAGGAACTCGAAGCAATTTATAATGCAGAACACTCTCTTGCAGAGTTCAATGCACCCAAAAGTTTCAAATCATATGATGAATTGAAAACTCGTTTGGATGCAGTTCTATCTGGAACTGTTGTTGCAACAAAAACTGCTGCTGCAATGGCAGAAGAAGATGAAGTACCATTCACACCAACCTTTAAGTCTGAACCTGCTCCTGCTATGGCATCAGTGGATGACGATGATGATGACGCAATGTCATACTTTGAAAAGTTGGCGAATGAATAAGGTATAGTAGTAAAGTCCTTTGTGCAGTAAGTCTCTCTGAGTCGTAACACCACATAAAAA